TGTATATACAGGTTCTATTCTATCTGTAAGAATTCCATGTTTACTATCTTCAACTTCAATAAATTGATTGTCTTCTACTACCCAGTGTGATCCAGAGACTAATACGCCTTTGTAATCATATATACTTTGTGGCATAAATTCCATTTTAGCCTGTACAATACCGCCTCTAGTTTGTTCACCAATTTGAATATTTGTAATTTCTTTTGTAGTGCCATCAGCCATTTGAATTGGTGTGCCTTCAACAAAACATCCACCAGATCCGTTGCCATTACCACCTGATCCACCTGATTCTCCGTCACCTCGGCCACCTGTTTGTCTGCCTCCTGCACCTCCTGGTCCTCTACTTCCTGTATTAGTGCCTCCAGATGATTCACTAGGACCACCTTTTTGTCTGCCTCCTGCACCTCCTGGTCCTCTGCTACCTGTACTAGTACCTCCAGATGTTCCTTCAGATGGACCACCTTTTTGTCTACCTGCTGCACCTCCTGGCCCTCTACTTCCTGTTCCTGTAGTTTCTGTACCACTAAAGTTACTATCATTATCAGCAGATTTATTTAAATCTACTTCACCAGCAACATCTCTCATATTACGTTGATTTTCATCATAAGAATAATCTGGGTGTACATCAAAGCCTACGTTTAAACCTTTATTTCTATTTTGCATTTTAGTCTGCAAAGATTTTTTTAAATTACTTCGTTGTTCTACTGACATTTCACTTAATGCTTTTTGCCCTATCTCACTTCCAAACATACTTGCTCTAGCCTCATCTGTCATATCTGCAAATGCATTTTTCATATTTGCTTTAGCCATTGCACCAATAACTTTTCCAACTACACTTACTGGCCCTAATCCAGGTATACCACCTGTAAGGGAATTAAGTGCTGAGTTTGTAAAAGAACCAAGAGGTTGTCCTGTTTCTCCATCAAACCAACTTCCACCAAATTGAACTGCACCTGGTCCTGTTGGTCCCATATTTTCTCTATCATCACCTCCACCACCTTCAAATACTGGTGGTATATCTGGATTTGTGTATACAGGATCTTCTGGTACAGGATCTGCAGGATCTGCAGGATCTGCAGGATCTGCAGGATCCTCTGGTACTGGATCTGGAAACTCTTCTATAGGAGTTGTAAACCCTGGATCAACAGGAGTTATTGGTCCTATATTAGATGTAGGTTGTACATTTGCTACATCATACATTACTACCCATTGTCCATTACTATTTTGCTGTAGTACTTGTGTATACTGAGGCATTCTGCCTGTTGTTGGATCTGGTAATGGTGGGTTAGCTTGTATTGTCATTTTAATTTAAAATATCCTCTGCTTTTATTATCCTTGTTGGTTCTGATTTGATCCTTGAGGCATAGCAGCTTGCGTAGCGAACTGATCTTCCCCTGGCTGCGGTACACCTCCAGCTCCGATGTTGCCACCTCCAGCTCCTGTTGCGTCTGCTGGATTTGCTCCTGGAGGTACTCCTCCAGCAGGTCCCATGCCTGGTGATTGTCCACCAGGGCCTTCAGTTTGTTTATTTCCATTTGTCATCCCCATTATTTGTGCAAAAATTTGTGCATTCTCTGGATCATTAATTAATTGTTCTGGATCAATATCTAAAGATTTTGCAATCTCTTTTAGAACTGAATGCCATCTTACAAACGGTGCAATATTAGGATTGTTTGCTGTTTGCATAAATGTCATTAGTCTTTGTGACCTTACTTCTTTTTGCATTAAAGAGGATGTGCCTCTTGCTTTAACCTGAAGATCACCTTTTATGGATTCCATTTCACTATTAAATTGCATGTTCCATGAGAATAATGATTCACCAAGGGGTCTTAATAAATAATCATCTATATTTTTTACTACTGTTTTAATACTTAATGCAGCTGCTCCCATAAGCATAGACATACCAGCTGCTGTTCTTGTTGTTGATTGTACTCCAGTTGCTCCATGAGAATATGAAGGTATACCTGTAGACTCATCTGCTAGTTGTCTGAACTTATCAAACATTTGTAAATTTTCTGTTGCTGTACTTGGAAATTTAATACCATTAATGGCTGTTCCAGTAACACCAGATTGTCTTCTAAATATTTTACCAGGATGTATAGACATATCTTGGCCTGGTACCAATTGTGTTTCATCTATATCAAACACTAAATTACCTGCTAATGCTAAGTTATCAATAGCCATTCTTGCATGACCGTTCATTACCATTTGTGCATCTTCCATATTTTCTGGTATGCCTACACCAAAGAATTGATATGGATTTATTTCGTAAGGACAAATATGATATGGTATTCTATCAGGAGTAAATGGATTCAATACTAATCTTAAAAGATGTCCATTACATATCCATGCATTTATTTGAACTTCATCTAATTCTTCTAGCTCTGTATTAAATTCAAGACCTGCTTCTTCAGCAAGTTTTTTATCCATAGTTCCCCAATACTCATAGACTTCAAATCTATTTTTTTGAAGATCATCTACATTTTCTCTATCAAGTAAAGCAGTTTCAAATCCACGAACTTCATAGTTCTCTCCCATATTTAAACAAGAAGATATTGCATCTGGTCTAAAAAATGGTCTTTTAGCTAAAGCTCTTAGTTGTCCTCTGTTAAATGAATGTCTTTGAATTACATAGTCACAATCATCAACATTAGTAGCATCAGGATCTGGATAGAAATCCCAGATACTAACTGCTTCTAGTTTAGGAACCATTTTTACTTTTGGATTGTAAAGTTGCTCCTCTGTTTCTGGATCTTTGTCCCAACTATGTAAAACTTTTTCATCAGTAAATGGTCCTTTTAATACACCAGTTCCTAATAAAACCATCTCAAACAATACATGCCTTAAGATAGTTATTGCAGAAGTTTCTTCTAGTTGATCGGTTATTAATTTTTCTAAGTTAGCAGCAGCTTCTCTTGCAGGTTCTATCTGTGGAATCTTTGGAGATTCTGGAGATGCTCCTTCTGCAAAATCTATTCCTTCATAGTCTTTTGATAGACCTCTAAGTAAATCAGCAGTTGTTGTACCTGCTTGCATTTCTTTACCATCACCAGGATAACCATATAGATCTACTATATTACTTTCATCTCTTGGTGGTGTTTCTTGTTCATCTTCGCCTTTTACTCTAGCATATTCAGATATACCATCAGGTATTGGAGTATGTTCTACACCAATAGGAAAAGATCCACTTGAAAACAGAACTTCAATTAGCTGTCCAAATGCTGCAAGAACTTTTGTTTTTGTTATCTTAACAAATACTCTAGACTTTTCTCTTTCAGTAAATGACATATCAGAACCATAGATTCCTCTATAGTTTCTATATGCAGTTAGCCATCTACTTTCATCAAAATGTCTAGCATCTTCTGCTCTTAAAAAACGAGATTTAATGACACCTTCTAAACTAGAAAAATCATTTCTAACCGTTTCGTCTTTACCTGGTTCTTCTACTCCTACGATTGTATCATCGGATAGATCTATCTTAGCCATCTAGTGTCCTAACTTATTAATAGTCTCGTTCGTCTGCTTTTGAAAACACACTGTTATCTACCATATTAGTTTTTACTTTAGGTGCATCTTCGTTTTTTCCACCTTCTTCAACTGCTGGCATATTATTAGCTGGGTTAGATGTTTTTGCAGAGTTTCCGTAACCTGAATTATTTTCATCTAAATCACCTTGTTTATATTTTTGCATTATGTTTGGCATTTATTTCTCCTTAGTTTTGGTTTTGTTTATGGCTTCCTGTATAAATTTAGTAAGCCATGGGTTGTCTCTTAGTACAACATGAAACGTATTAGCTAAATTATTAACTACTGTTTCTTCTTTTTCGTCATCTGATAATGGATTATCTTTTTGTGTTAATCCACTAACATATGCACATGCATGAAAAACTTCATGTATGACTGTATTTAACAGATCATGAGTTTCTAATCCTTCATTTATCTGTATAGTATTTTCACGTTGAATGTATTGACCATAACAGTCTGTAAGATTATCCTTTGTAAAAGAAGGACTTTCTACTTTAACAGTTAAGTCTTGAAACCCAACTCTTAACTTTTTATTATTTATCTCCATTTTAATACCCAAACATTTTATCAGAAGGTGTATAGTTTACATTATTATTAAATGATGAAAAACCATGACCGTGAGGATTGATGGGGCGAGACATACATCCATATCTTAAAGCATCGTATGCGTGGTCTTCTGTGTGAGTGTCAACATCTTCTGGATTGTTTTTATCACACGGTAACAGAGGTAGTGTTCTTATTAAGTTTATACAATTATTAAAAATAAACAAAGAAGGTTTCTCTCCATCATTAGTTTCTCTAACTGATAATCTTTTGTGTATTTCTAGTTTACCATTTATACGACTTCTTGGTGATCTATCAGATGGTCGCCATCTGCATCCTGCATTGATCATTGTCTCTGCAATACTTGGACCGACATCACCTCTTCTTGCCCAAGTACTTGAATCTAGAACACCATATCTTATATATTCATTATGTTCTAAATTTAAAACTTGTGTTGCAAACACATCTGCTACAACTTTTTTTGTATATAGTTCTCTATAGATATATAAGTTATCATCAAAGTCTATAGCAAACCATAGTACACAAGCAGGTGAAGAATATCCCCAGTCACATGCTCTAAATCTATGCCAGTTTCTAGGTATATCAAAAGGTTCTATAACATGATTTACTTTGTTAAACTCAGGAAATGCTGCATCTTCATATGCACTCCAGTCACCTTCTAAAAATTGTTTTCTTTGCACTTCAGGCAAAGAGGCTAGCATAATATAATAATCCTCTGTTTGCATTAGATAAGGATTATCTTGTAACTTAGCTGGTATAAATCTTCTTGTTATTTTTTTTGTACCAACTGGTGTTTGTATTTCAATATCAAATCTTGTATTAGGAACTGCAGGGTCTACAAACATTTCTTTTACCCAACCTGATCCAACGTTTCCTGGATTACCAGTTGCTCTCATGAATACTGGTATTTCTGGATCTACTGATCTAAGAGATGATCTTAGAAAATTATAAATATCTGGATTGGGATATTGTGGTAGCTCATCGATTCCAATCCATGTGTAAGATTGACCTTGATATCTAAGTACATCAGTAGTATTTTCAGCGTATCCAAATTCTATTTTCGCCCCTGACGGAAATCTCCATTCTTTTTCTTGTTCTCTCCATTTAGCACCAGGGTATGCTTTAGGATATAATTGCTGTGAATGATTAATTAAATCTCTTAGTTCTGGCATTGATCGTCTTAGTAATAGACCTCTATGCTTTTGTTTATCACAATATCGTAGTGGATCAATAAGCATTGCATAAGATTTGCCACCGCCTCTTGCACCACCATAAAATACTTCTCGTTCTGATGCAGCTAAGAATTGTGTTTGTGGTCCACTGTTTGGTTCAAAGATTACTTCTTGTTCTTTAACTGCGTCTTTTACATTAGGTGGTATATTATCTAGTTCATCTTCAACTACTAGACCTTGTGTACCTTCTATTAATCCATCAGCTTTTTTAATAGCTTCTTTTTTATTCTTTAATTTTTTTTGTGCATTGTGATAATCATCTTTTGCTTTTTGTACTTGTCTTGCTATATCACTAATGCTAGCTTTAGCAGATCGTTTTGCTTTTGCTATAGTTTTCTTTTTAGGTTTAGGTGGTGGTATATCATTCACTTCTTGCCAGCACCTTTCTTAAACCTGGAGCAGAAATATATCTGCCTGTTTTTCTTTCCATCCATCCTGCAACTTCTCGATAGGAACAACTTTTAATATATTGTTTTGCTTGTTCTATAGCTTCAAGTTCTTGATGAATTGGCTCTAGTAACTTCTCATCTTGTTCACTTACTTTATAACCAAATGGAACAGTTCTTGATACTCTTTTCTTTAATCCTAATGTCATGCTTCTTTCGCTGGTAATACAAATATTCCATGGGCGACTTTAGCGTTAATATCTATTTTTTCTTTTTTAATTATTCCTACTCTATCTAGAACTTGCTTTGCTGCTTCCATTCTAATACTAGCACCAGGAATAGATCCATCATCGTCAATTGCATTGGCTATGCTTAATGCAGCTTTTGGTGAGTGTGCTGCTAATACCGTTTCGGCACGTTCTATGATCTGGTCTTTTAAACCTTGTACCACTTTCGGATATGAGGTGGGAGCATAGCCAGCAATTTCAGCAGCTGCTCTTGGTTCACCATTGGCTTCACCAAATAGAGCAGATAGAAATACCTTTTGCTTCTCAGTTAATTCTGTAGTTTCTTTTTTATCTAGAAGCATTTGCTAATTAAAATATATTTATTAAAATAACTATTGCAATAATTACAATTCCTGCAGCTTTAGCATAATCCACGATCTCCCATGTCTTATATCCCATAGCCCAGTCAACTATTGATTTTATTTTTTTCATATTTTCTCCTTTAACAGTTCCACGCTCTTAGCGATTTATTAATTCTTGAATTAGGATCTCTTGCTGTTTTAGCAGAGGTTAATTTCTTTTTCATGCCCTTCATTCTAGCACAGAAAGAAGCTCTTCTTTTATTACCTTTAACTTTACTTGGTGCTTTAAGGTTACGTTTTTTACCTGTCTTAGTCTTGCCTTTATTATAACTTGCACGTCCTTTAGCATTTAATCCACCCTTTGGATTCTTACCTTCTTTTCTAGTCCATGCAGGTGACTTAGCCATGACCTATGCCTTTTTAATTTTTTTCTTGTGTACTAAAGGTTTACTATTTTTAGTATGAGTTTTGCCTGTATGTAATTTACCATTAGGCATTTTGTGCGTAGCACCTTTCCATTCTTTTCCATCTTTTGTGTAATGCTTTACATTTTTCATTATGATATCTTTCTATACTGTCTTACTTTACTGGCAATTTTTTTAGGTTGTTTAGAAACTTGTTTACCTTTTGCTTTAGCTTTGCGTTTTGCTTTTGTAGTGGCAGCATATTCTGATGCTGATAATGCTTTAATGGCTTTTGCAGGCAAATAACGTTCACCAGTCACAGAAGATTTCTTCCCTGACTTAGTACGCCAGTTCTGTTTAGACCATGACTTTAAACTTTTTTGACTTTTTGCTAGTGCCATTATTTTTCTTTTTCTTTAATAATTTAAAGTCTACTTTTGAGATTTTACCATCTTTATTTTTATCTAATTTCTTTTGATTACCTTTAAGCATTACTTGTATCCTCCGCCTGCTTTTTTATAGGC